GCAGTAAAGTATCCACCACTGGTGTCAATCAATAATACCCGAATGATTTGTTGATATAAGTAAATGGTGGTTGAATACATAGGATCCTCAAAACGTATTTATGGGTAATAACATCTTTGAAAAGCTGGCGGAAAAATATCCGTTTATAACACTGTGCTTGTATGCCAATCAGGAATACGTGGGCGTGGTGCAAAATCGCGACGACGCTGTTACAACCATCTACGACTTTGGATCAGTAATAGATCAGTCTGACAAATTGTTGTTTTTGGAACTGGCCAACACCTGGTGGTGGGAAAGCAACCGCAGTGTGCCTATCAATATATTTTTACGTGGAGATTGGGATCAATTTCGTTTTACACTGCGAACATTCTCCAACAAAGATCTTGAAATCTTACACGGTCCTGTGTGTAGTCTAATAGATATTGCCCGCAAAAAAAGCAAGCGCAGATCAATTACTTTGGTCAGGCGTATCGAGTAAGTTCATGTGTAAGGCCACCAAGGCTGCATATGAAATTGCGTGACTCTTCTTGAATGTGTAACCACGCGATTCATTGCCGTCCCAGACTTCAGCAAATACTTGATCCCAGGATTTTCCTTGCAAGTGTGCTTTGCCTGGTCTAATGATACTGATAAAAGCAGCCATCCTAGGTATTGAGTCAGGCTTCATTGCAGCCATCAAGTCCACGTAGTTGCCCACATGTACCAACTGACTGGCCCAGGCTCTGTCTGTCCATAGTCTTGACCAGGAAGGTGCGGCTGCCAACATCTCTTCATAGTGTACAGGATCGCGAATCAACTGATACACACTCATGTTCAACAGATCAATTTTAAAGTAGCCACGCTGTTCTGCTAACTCATAGTCTATGGCTGCACAGCCGTGTTCTGAGTCTTGCGGAATGTCTGTGACATAGATGCCAGAATTGTGCCGACGTGGTCGACCATCCACAACCTGTCTAGCAGGCGTGTGACGGATCAGTTCCAATATCTTAGAACGATCCGGAACGTCAATGTCAATATCTGCACTCATGTTCTACACAGCGCCACAACAGTTTTTAATTGCTGCTCGGCTTCACGCACAGAACCCAGGGCATCAGCCACAGCAGGATACTCTTCAGCCATGGCCCGAGCTTCCTTTTCTTTTTGTATTTTGTCAAGTGCCCAGTCAATAGCTGATTCGGCCTGACCAGTGAGTCCCACAGTGGCTTGTGCCATAATAAATGTTTGCCAACTCTGACCATTGTAGAATTCAATTTGTTGAGTGCTTGTGTTGAATCGTAGGTCACCCACGCCCATCATACCAGCACCAGTGTTAATGTAGTTACTAGCACTGTTGCCACCGCCCACTATAATGTGCTTGCCTGTGCTAATTATTGTTTTGATCATGTTACCATCCTGCCTGTTTCAATATTAGTTTTGCGTACTCGGCATCTGCGGCGTAGTCTGCAAACCGTTTTTGCCACACATCCGAGTCTATGTAAGGCCATATCATGGCCACCTGGTCGGCAGTGAGTTCGCCCAGGAACTTCTGTCCCGACTCAGAGTTGTATATCACCCAGGGACTGATGCGTCCTGTTGTGATAGCATGGCACATGGCATGAGCACTGCCGTAACGCAAACAATCATGTGGCGGTGCTGAGTGTCGCTCACTCCAGTCAACGCCAAACTCCACTGCTCGTGCCAGAGCATCTGGCACTGCTTCTACCTTCAAATAGTCCAGCAGGTACTCAGTGTAGACTTTGTCTGACGCCCAGTTGTCAATTTTCTTGTTGTGTTTCAACAACCAGACCGTGAACTGTGCAGGATTGATTGCTCTGGTGGCCACGCAGTATCTGCCAAATTTCACAAAGGCTCGGTAGTAGGGAGAATCTGCAAAGTCATCGAATGTTTTGAGTCTAGACGAGCCTTGTGCAATCTCGTAAAATTTCAAGTAAGACTGAAAGCCCAGTTCAACACCACGTTCATCCCGTTCCGATCTGCGGCGTTTGGGTTCGCACATGTGAACTGCAATACTGGTCTCTCTTGCAAATTCTTTTTTACAAAAAACACACTGATGACTCATTGTAGTATTTTATGTTCATTGATGTAATTTGTCAAGTATGTGTTTAGCACATGATGTTTGCCCCATTCCGGATGCGTCATGTCTGGAGGAACAGAATATTTTGAGTCAGCTGCATAATTTGTTTTGGGCACACCTTGCTCATGTTGATATGCAACGGCACGCCACTGGAATCCATGCACAATTTCTGCACATGAATTCAACAAGGCAAGTTTAGGATCCTGGAGATGCGGCTGATACAGATTGTCTGCTTGTTGGTACAACAACACCTGGTGACCACGACTTTTTAAATCGCGTATGGTGCTCAACATACGGTACATTAGATCTTCTGTACGATCAACAATGCTGTATATTTCACTCTTTAATTTGGTCTCTATAAATCTGTCACAATCTTGTTCGGTCCAGTGCATTTGCCATCTTGATTTAAATTCTTGATTTTGTGGGTTGACCCAACGACCCTCAAAAGTGTTTTGTTCTTCGCAAATTGGCAATTCCAGCCTGCTGACAAATGTCATGCCCAGTACATAAAAAGTTGGCACAGATGCTGCATAACTGTGTTTCAATGTGGTTCTCAATATTCTGCTGTTGGCGCTGCCGCCTATAGCTAAACTATGCGCCGACTCAAGCCCCAATCGATTTGCTAGATCAACCTGTCCTTGGCCACGTGCATAGCTGTCCATGTAGCTGCATCCGTTTACTATCAGTCGTCGATACTTCATTTGTCGTTGCCTTGGTCTCGTATGTGCTGATCAAGTTCTTTTTTGGTTGTGATACTAGCTAGTAACGCTATCTCATCTTCTTTGTATGTGGGAAACAAATCTGCAAGTTGTTTTTTCATGCTGCTGGCACCTGCTTCTTTTTTCTTTGGAGCAATCCAGTTGTGTCTGGGTGTGCCCATGCCTGGACTTATGGCAGTGGCACACAACCATTGCAATTCAGGATGCCGGCTGATGTTGAAAAAGTGCTTGTTCAGTCGCTCGTTGGTGGCAATCAAATAAAATTCTTGCATTTCCCTAGAACCTTCCACACAGCTGGCCCAGCGAATCATGAGATAGTTGGAAAATTTCTTGCGTTCCTCGGGTGTGAGGTCGCTGTAGAAGTTTCTGTTCTTGCGATCCAGTTGTCGCATCTCATTGGCAATGTTAAGTTTATCGCTCATCGTTCGACTACTAAACGTACATTACCATTCATACTGTCCCGAATACAGGCCAAGTTAACATCCAAAATTAAAAAATTTAAATTTAACGTTGACAATTCTTTTCTAATGTATTGGTCGTATTGTGATCTACTTGGTGTTATCGTCAAAAACTCTTGCAATAAAAACTGGTTTGATTCTCTTTGTATCATTCTCTGTAGGTTAAGTGCTAAAAATCCACGACCACCAATTGCGATCATTGACACAAAGTCTAAAACAACTTTTTTAAACAGATGCAACGGATGAAAATGCAAAGCACATATTGAAAATACTGATTGGAAATAATTTTGATGTTCTTGAATATACACATCATCAACAAACCCATGGATATCGCCATAAAAATTTACCGACGGTGCTGATATACCATGCTGGAGTATACATTCTTGTTTGATCCAAACTGGTAAATTTTCAAAATCTTTTTTATTTAAAATCATTGGCCAAGTTGAGTCTTTTACATTGTTATACCAGTTAACTAGTTTCATATCTGCTATAATTTCTTCAGCGCCGACACCAATCAGACGAGGCAAATATGATTTAAACAAATTAGCACCACATCCTATATCATAAATTGCATTGTAATCTTTTTCTAATAATGGCATTAAATAATAAAATATTGTAGCTGAAAAAAAGTTTGAAAAATCTTGTCGTGGTGTAGAGCTTGTATTAATATGACTTATCTTATTGGGGTCATTCCCATTGATATCCAATGACAGACACGGACCGTGGCTGTCATTGGAGCAAGATAGCGAATCGCTATCTTGCTCCCATAATAGGTTTGACTCGCCAAAGTCCTGTTCTAATTTTTTATAGATTTTGGTGTTTTTAAATATTTTTTCAAATTCAGTTTTGTTGTACGGATTGATATTTTTTATCATTTGTTCACTTTGATCAACTTGTATATGACTATAACACGGTCCACAGCATCTTGTAAAGTGGGATTGGTACGGGCCAGGCGTCGAATTTCGCCCCACATTTTATCTTCCTGCACACGGTCGAACAAGCTATCCCCAGTTGATGTTTGTTTGGTGTAGTCAATTTGATGACCAGTCACAGGATCGTATCCGTAGCCCATGAGTTGTCTGGTACTGGGATCAGCGCCTGATTCACGAGCATATACTTCATTGCCCACACGCTCGTAGATATAAGTGGCGCCGGGTTTAAGAGTTCCCATACTTGTAACCATATTGTGCATGTGCCCAGCGCAGGAATCGCTCTAGGCCTGCCTGATCTTCTGGGTAACTTTCCAAGTAAATCTTGGCCAAGCGATTGAGTGTTTCAAAAATTTGAGGTTCGGTATATGCCATATGTTACCATGCCTTGTTATAGTCCACTATCTCACAGTTGCGACTGACATCTTTCACAAAGTACACACAGTCTGGATCAGGATCATCGTTCAAGGGCACTGCAAGTAACTGTCCATTTTTTAATTTAGGTGCATACCACGACACCTCATGATACACATCCAGTATTTCAATGTCTGGGAATGACGGACGAAAACTTGTGAGTGGATTGAACTGAAACACTCGGAATCCACGATCGTTAATTGATGTCAGGGGCAACACTTCTAGATCACCCACTTCGGGTTCGCCTATGAGTATCTGCCAGTCCATGGGCATCTTGACAGTGTTCTCACCAATGCGTAATACCAGTGCAGGTGCATTGAAACTTTCCAAAAAGATCAAGGGAATGAAATGATAGTCCGGTTCCTGTGGGTTTGAATTGTCTAGTATGGCAAATCGCATGTCATCCACTTCTTCAGGCAGATGATCTAGGTCGTAATGAACGTTGTCTAATGTTAATATTCGCATGTTGTTATAATATACTGTTGTGTGACAAAAGTCAACCTAACTTCATCCAATCCAACTTCTCTTGTGTAAACGGATAGTTGGCTTCCTTGTAGAACTGTTTGCGCTTGGTCAGGTGACGCTTGGCAAATTTACAAGTGCTAGTCACGTCCCAGATTTGCACATGATCTTTGTCTTCTGCTTTGCGTATACCTCGCCCAATAGATTGAATAACGCGGACAAAACTCTTTCCAGGTTCAACAAGCACAAGATTAAAAATCCTAGGAATATTGATACCAACGGCAGCAACACCATATGTGGCCACAATGATTTTGTCTGTTGCTTCGGCTACTTCGTCATATTCTGCTTGCCTCTTTGTGCCTTTGGTAGCACCCGACACAAACACAGCCTTGTCTCCCAGTCTTGCAACCAATTGCCGACCACACTCGGTACGATCTACCAGTACCAGGGTATTACCAGTTTCGTTTACACGGTGCACAAGGTCAGCCATGGTGTCCAAGCGTCCCGACTCTTCCAACAAGTATTTGAGTTCACTTTGATAATCTTTATACTCCACATGGTCAATCAACTGCACAATGTTCACATGACAGTTGGCCAGCACACCTTGTTGTTGCAGTTCACTGGCACTGAGCCGGCCAATCACAGGTCCAAGGCTGACCAGCAGTGCTTGACTTTCGAACTTCTCTTTGGGCACAGTTCCGGTCAACCCCCAGCGAATTGGCACTCTCGACATCACGCCTGTGAGCAGGGTTTTTAGTGCATCTGCTTTGGCCATGTGTACTTCGTCCACAATGACGCACACAACATCTTCAAGAAACTCACCTATGGTACAGTCGCCCACTCCAGCCTTGGTGTTCTTCAAAAGATTATTTAGACTTTGCCATGTGCATATGGTGTGCTGACGTCCGTATTCTTTTCTGTCTCCAAAGTACACACCAACATCTTGTTGCATGTTCTTGTAGTCTGCTTCGGTCTGGGTCACAAGACTTTTGTTGGGCACAATCACAATGCTTCTGCCATAAGGTGTCACAGCATTGCTCAAGGCCGCTGTCATTATGGTCTTGCCTGCGCCTGTGGCCACTTCTTGTATGCACTGTGGATTGGCCAAAAAGTTGTTGATGATCTCCACTTGATAGTCACGCAACATGATGGATTCACCTGCGGCAGGATGTGTCCGTGGCCATTTCACATGTGCAAAACTTGTTTCAGTGACTGATTCAAACGTGAATGTGTTTGAATAGTCACGCTGATCATCCAGTTCAATATCATAATCCAACCGTTCCAATATGGGCATGATCTCGGGCAGCAAATTCACATAAGTTGACCCGCCCAGTTGGAAGTATGCTACTTTGCCATCCCAGCGTCCTAAACGTACTGCCGGCAAATAACGTGCGGCAGGATTTTCATATTTGAAAGCTGTGACCAAGGCCTTTCTAGCATCCAAGTCCAAGCCTTCAATCTTGATATTTACTTCGTCTCGGATTACAATTGTAGCTGTTTTCATTTGTTTTTATTTACGGTTATACACGCATTATAAATAACTTTATGATAAATGTCAATCTTAATTGTGGTGTGATTGATAACTTTTTTTCTACAGATGAAGCCGATGACCTAGTTAAAGTGTTCCAAAAATTACAAAAAGTCGACGGATCCGGAAACGATTGTTATGGTATTGATCAAAATCATCTGGCCTATAGTTGGTTTAAAAAAAAGTTTCTTGACAAACTAGAAACCAAATTTAGGCCAGATATTAAACTTATTTTTGGTATGCTGTTAGATTGCACAGTTCCATTTGACGTACACAACGATATCAAGCCATTGCCCGAAATTGCCGGCAAACACTACATGAGTTGCCTAATGCCATACAGCGTAGATTACAATACGTCTTTGTGCGATCGAGCTTCAACCTTGGTATTTAACCAATCCATCAAACCATTTGATCAAATGCCTGTTGTAAAAAACAACATTTCCAACATACGCGAGTCTATGATCAGTCATGTTTTGCCTGTATGGACGGATCGTCTTAGTCTCAACTTAATGGGAACCTGGCGCATTGGTGATTTGATCTGGTGGGACAGTCAGTTGGCGCACGTCAGCAGTAATTTTATTGCACATGGGTTTAAATCTAAACAGTGCATTGTAGCGCATACCTATGTACTCTAACAATCAACTGCTAACCGGCAAATTGCCGCCGTTGTCTGATCCGTTGTTTGAAAGTTTTTACCAGGATATTATCCATGGAAATAAAATCTATCACAGTGTGAACCATCGAGAACAATTCATACAACAGGCTCAGGAATATTTTTTATCTTCCAAGATTAACACGTTGTTCGGATTAGAAACCATAGAATCGACGGACATAATACTAGGTTGTCACCATTTCATTGACAACCTAATCATGAAACACGGAATACGCGGACTACAATTATTAGAACACGATTACAAGTATTATTCTAGACTGTGTCCTGATATAACTTATTCTCATATTGGTGCGTTGGTTCCAAACAAACCTTTATTAATTGCTGCACCTTTCCCGGGTGCGTTAGATCTGCATTGGCAATGGTCAGCTCTACTGGATGAGTGTGACCAAAAATCTATTCCGGTTCATCTAGATGGCGCCTGGTTAAGTTCTGCCAGAAACATATATTTAGATCTAACTCGTCCTTGCATACAAAGTATTGGTATCAGTCTCAGTAAAGGACTAGGTCTAAATTGGAATCGTATTGGTGTCAGATGGTCTAAGACTTATGATGAGTCTGATTCTGTGACCATTATGAATAACTTTAACATGATACCAAAATTGCTTATAACTACCGGTATTGCTGCCTTGGAAACTATCCCAGTCGATTATCTATGGAACAAATACGGCAATCAGTACCAAGAAATTTGCCGTAAATTATACTTACGCCCCACTAATATCATACATGCAGCATTAAGTATTGATCGAAAAATCTTGTACGGCTTACGAGATTGTTTCATAAGCAATTCTTCTTTATAACAAAGAAAAATCAAAAAAAAAAAAACAGATACCGTTTTTAAGGGTATCTGTTGTAAAGCCCGGGCCGGAGCCAACCAATGCCCAGGATAAAACTCTTATTAAAGTACCAAAATAAGAAATGCCAACATCAATGCTAACCAAGGCTGACCTACAATTACTAGAAGTAACACAGCAAGCCAAGCCATGTCAGGCACTCTTCATACAAGTGGTCTCAGCCATGCGCTTCCAGTTGCCTGCAAAGCTCTTGCGCAAGTCTGCAATCTTCAGAGCCATACGCAAGCTCATCTCACGCAGACGATTTTGATTTGCTTCCATGAACTCCACAATCTCGTCCTGCACACACTCTTCAAAATCATAGTCTGCAAACAACACGCCGTCTTTGGCAATTTGTTTGATACGCAACACTTTGTCACGCATGGTATCCAGTGTCAAGTCAAGATAGTGACAGCGTGATTGCAGTGCATCCAAGTGATCACGCAATTTTTGACTCTTCATAGTGTCAAACTTCAAGTTGGTGATAAAGATCACCGAACCTTTGAACTCGAAACGATCAGGAATGCCTTCGCGGCGCAGAGCACTTGACTCTGACAACCATGAAATAGTACGTTTCTTGCCGGAGTCTAATGCACCCTTCAACAAGTTCAGGGCCACGTCGTCCAGCAAAATACTGTCACAGTCATCAAACACCAACACACAATTGGCATCTGAATACTTGTACAGAGTTTGATACAAGCCAATGGGCGTGGCACTACCTTTCACAACTTCGGCACGAAGGCGCTTGCCTGCCAATTTGTCAAACAGTGTGGCCTTTTCGATTTCACGCTCGACGCCAAAGCTCTTGCCCACTCCAGGAGGACCTGACACAATCATGGCACGGATGTCACCGTTCACACAGGCTTTGGTCATGTCGTTAAGAATGTCAAAACGCTCGCGGATGCGAGTCATAATTTGATCTTCGGTTTCAGTTTCAGTTTGTGCGGCAACAAAGGCCACGGTGTTGTCATTACTCACTGCTTCTCCATTGACATACTCGATGTCTTTGATGTTGTTGACTCGGAT